GGACCCGCCCACACCCCACACCCCATAATCCACACAAATAATCCGCAAAATTTCGAAATATCAGAAACCCCCCCTTGCTCTTTTTGGTTCCATATGTAAAATGAGCCTCCATGTCTAGCTACATTCTGAATGTAGAGAGCAACATCCCTTTACCCAGCTCTGCTACAGATGCAATGCCACCGATGACTCAGAAAGAGGAGTTAGAGGTACGTGCACGCACAATCAAATTAATTGCCGACCTGCAAGGCAAGCCCATTGAGCCTGATGATCACGACAGATCGGAAGCCCGCGAGCTTGCTCAGAAAATGCTAGGCGACACAGCTTCCAACATTGAATTCAGTAACTACCGCAACGAGACGCTGGCTTATCTAGCCGGGATGGTCGCTCAATACGATCAGATGCTCGTGAAGGATCTGGCTGACTACAAACTATATGTAGTCAACAAGCTGGTAGAAAAAAGTGCATGCCCCGACGATAAGATTTCGCTTGCCGCAGTTAAGGCCCTAGGCGAAGTCGATGGGGTGGATGCCTTTAAGAAGCGGTCAGAAGTTACGCTCCAGGTTAAGCCCATCGAGCAAGTTGAGAAAGACCTTCTTAATAAATTAGAGAAGCTCGAAAGACTGGCTGAACGGGCTAAGCCTAACGAAGTGATTGATGTGGAAGCCACGGATGCTGACGCCAGAGAAGATAACGAAGCTTAAAAAGCTCATGCCTATGATGTCTGCCGACGAAAAACGCGAGTTTTTGGCAGATTTAGAGGTGTGGGAGAAGGAAAACCTGCGCAAAGTCGGGCAGGATGACCTACTTGCCTTCGCAGATCACGTCTATCCTGGCTATAAAGTAGGCCCACACCACAGAAGACTGGCAAAAATCTTCGAAGATATCGCCAACGGCAAGAAAAAACGCGTCGTGGTGAACATTGCCCCTCGTCATGGCAAGTCTGAGCTGATTTCTTACCTCGCTCCAGCGTGGTTTCTAGGCAAGTACCCCCACAAGAAGGTGATCATGGCCTCACACACTGCTGATTTAGCGGTGAACTTTGGTCGTAGGGTGCGTAACCTTGTAAATATGGAATCATACCGGGACATTTTCCCGCAAATTGAGCTCCAGCAGGACTCAAAATCAGCTTCTAGGTGGGGCACAAACTTTAATGGTGAGTATTTCGCTATTGGTGTGGGCGGTGCGCTGGCTGGACGAGGTGCTGATCTATTTATTATTGACGACCCACACTCTGAACAAGAAGCGAAACAAGGCCGTCCAGATGTATTTTTACCGGCTTGGGAATGGTTTCAATCTGGTCCTATTCAGCGATTAATGCCAGGGGGTGCAATTGTAGTAGTTATGACCCGTTGGTCTAAATTAGATTTGACCGGTCAGATAATCAACCATATGTCCCAGAACGACGACGCAGATCAGTGGGAAGTGGTCGAATTTCCAGCTATTCTACCGTCCGGGAACCCGCTCTGGCCGGACTTCTGGCCACTTGAGGAGCTAGAATCAAAACGTATTGGAATGGACCCTCGATATTGGCAAGCCCAATATATGCAGAACCCTACTGCCGAGGAGGGGGCATTAATTAAAAGGGATTGGTGGCAGATCTGGGAAAAAGACGACCCACCCCACTGCGAATTTATTATTATGTCTCTCGATGCCGCGCAGGAAGCAAATAATAGGGCGGACTATAACGCTCTGACGACCTGGGGGGTGTTTTATAACGAGGAGACTAATAACCACAACATTATCTTGCTGAACTCTATTAAGAAGCGCTTGGAGTTTCCGGAGTTAAAGCAGCTGGTGTTTGAGGAGTATAAGGAGTGGGAGCCTGACTCATTTATTGTGGAGAAAAAGTCTAACGGAGCTGCTCTGTATCAAGAGCTCAGGAGGATGGGGGTACCCGTGCAGGAGTTCACCCCCAGTAAAGGACAGGACAAGATATCTCGTGTGAACGCAGTGTCAGATTTGTTCGCCAGTGGTATCGTGTGGGCTCCGGACACCCGCTGGGCGAAGGACGTGATCGAGGAGTGCAACGACTTTCCGAGTGGGTCAAACGACGACTTGGTGGACTCCACAACACAGGCGCTATTAAGATTTCGTAGAGGGGGCTTTATTCGCCTACCGAGTGATGAGCCCGAGGAAGAAAGATACTACCGTCGTAGGCAGTACGCCTACTATTAAGGACTGAAAATGGCTATTGAGAAAGCTCTGTACCAGGCTCCCGAGGGAATCACTGAAGAGATGATGACTCCCGAGATCGAGATTGAGATCGAGGACCCTGAGTCGGTAACACTTGGCATTGGTGGGATGGAGATCGTCATTGACCCAGATGCTGAGTCAGACGAGGAGTTTAACGAGAACCTCGCTGAGAAGATTGACGATGATGAGCTGGTTGGTCTGGCGACTGACCTGATCGGTGACTATGACGACGACATTTCTTCCCGTAAAGACTGGGTACAGACTTATGTGGATGGCCTAGAGCTGCTTGGTCTGAAGATCGAGGAGCGGACTGAGCCGTGGCCTGGAGCTTGTGGTGTGTACCACCCCCTGCTGACTGAAGCGCTGGTGAAGTTCCAGTCCGAGACAATTATTGAGACATTCCCAGCTCAGGGACCGGTACGTGTAAAGATCCTTGGCGAAGAGACGGTAGAGAAGATCGACGCAGCTCAGCGGGTTAAGGCTGATATGAACTTCCAGCTGACGGAGGTTATGACTGAGTACCGGCCTGAACATGAGCGGATGCTCTGGGGCCTGGGTCTCTCGGGTAATGCGTTTAAGAAGGTGTACTTTGATCCGTCTCTGGGTCGGCAAGTTTCACTATTTGTCCCAGCAGAAGACATCGTTGTGCCTTACGGCGCGTCGGACTTGGAGTCCGCTCCCCGTGTAACCCATGTGATGCGTAAGACTCCGAACGAGATGCGCAAGCTTCAGGTTGCTGGGTTTTATCGAGACGTCGAGCTGGGTGATCCAGTAGATACATTTGATGAAGTCGAGAAAAAGATTGCCGAGAAGATGGGGTTCAAAGCCTCAGTTGATGACCGGTTCAAGCTTCTTGAGATGCACGTAGATCTGGATCTGCCAGGATACGAGGACAAAGACAAAAAAGGTAAGCCTACAGGAATCGCGCTCCCGTACGTCATAACGATAGAGAAACACACTCAGACGATTTTGGCAATCCGTCGGAATTGGCACCCAGATGATCCACTTAAGCAGAAACGACAGCATTTTGTACACTACGGATACGTTCCCGGATTTGGCTTCTATTGCTTCGGCCTTATTCATCTCATTGGCGCTTTTGCTAAGTCCGGCACTTCTATTCTGCGGCAGCTTGTCGATGCAGGCGTGCTTTCAAACCTCCCCGGAGGATTTAAGACTAAAGGGCTTCGCGTTAAGGGCGACGACACTCCAATTGCCCCGGCTGAGTTCCGAGACGTAGACGTCACCTCAGGCACGATCAAAGACAACATCATGACGCTCCCGTATAAGGAGCCGTCGCAAGTTCTGTACACACTTCTCGGGACAATCGTAGAAGAAGGCCGTCGCTTTGCTTCTGCAGCGGACATGAAGATCTCCGACATGTCTGGCCAGACTCCCGTGGGTACTACGCTTGCGATTCTTGAGCGCACGCTCAAGGTGATGTCGGCGGTTCAGGCTCGGGTCCACCACGCGATGAAGCAAGAGTTTCGGCTCTTGAAGAACATCATCCGTGACTACACGCCAGAAGAGTACGACTACGAACCAGAAAACGCTGAGCCTATGGCTAAGCGCTCAGACTATGACCACGTTGAAGTTATTCCCGTATCGGACCCCAACGCCGCAACGATGGCTCAGAAGGTCGTCCAGTATCAGGCGGTCCTCCAGTTGGCGCAGACGGCACCACAGCTCTACGACATGCCGCTTCTCCATCGACAGATGTTGGAAGTCCTTGGAATTAAGGATGCAGCAAAGCTAGTCCCGATTGAGGACGACATGAAGCCCAAGGACCCCGTGTCTGAGAACATGGACGTGATCAACATGAAGCCGGTCAAGGCGTTTATCTATCAGGACCACGCAGCGCATATCACGACACACATGGCGTTTATGCAAGACCCGATTACGGCTCAGATGATCGGTCAGAATCCTCAGGCGCAGCAGATGATGTCGGCACTCATGGCCCACATTGCGGAGCACTACGCATTCCAGTACCGCAAGAATCTGGAAGAAAAGCTTGGCGTTCCCTATCCTGCACCTAACGAAGAAATGCCAGAAGAGCTTGAGGTTGAGGTGTCTCGCCTTGCCGCAGCTGCTTCACAGAAACTTCTCCAGAGCAATCAGGCGATGGTGGCTCAGGCGCAAGCTCAACAAGCTGCGCAAGATCCGATTGTCCAGATGCAACAACAAGAGTTGCAGCTCAAAGCCGCTGAACTTCAGCGCAAGGCTCAGAAAGATCAGATTGACGCACAGCTCAAGGCTCAGCAGATCCAGAC